CTTACCAGTTGTGAATGGAGTTCCTGCTACTTGCATTTTTCCATATCCTTTATCAATGTTAAACATTTGTTTTATATTATAGATCCGCCACCACCTAGGGAAGCTATCAAATGATAGCCTCCCATAATCTATATATTAAGAGTTAAATTAGCTTGTAGGCATACTCATAATCAAGCCTCTGCCTGATACGAACCCTGAAGCATAAGCCATACGTGAACCGTAGGTACGGTTATCGTTATGAACATCTTCTCCATTACCACCTGCAACTGGAGTCTTAAGGTTATTAGCCTCCCAAACTCTGTAATGAGCTTGTAAATATCCAGCTGCAACAATTCCCCACCATCTACGTTTTGTAGAGTCATAAGCACCATTAGCATCTGTTGCTAATTTAGGTAGAACAACTTGTCTGTAACCAGTATAAGTGTTCAAAATTGCTGGGTTTACTTCGTCAACATCACCAGTGCTTTCCAAAGTCTTTCGAATAGCTCTGATTGTTGCTGGGTCTTTTCCTGAAAAGATTACATTGAAATCAGCATCTCTTGTTTCACCGAAGTTATTCAAGATGTTTGTTGAAGCAATTTGCTCAGCTAGTTCAAGCCCACCAGTAGAAAAGATAGGGTCATTAGTAACTCTATTTCTCCATGTTTCAGATGAGAATTTCAAAGTATGTGCTGCATAAACTACTTGTAGAGCATCACCACCTTTAGTGTCAACAGTGTTACCATCCATATCTACGTATGAAGTAGCAGCTGCGAAAGTCAATCTATGAGTTAGATCAAGTTCTTTTCGTTCTGGGTTATAGTGATTCAATGAAGTAATTTTACTCAAGATTTGAGCATCCTTACCGTTGTTTCGCATTTCCCATGTGATATCAATTTCAATTGCACGTCTTACCATGTAGATTGTCTTTGAATATCCCTTTCCTACAGATGCTTTCTTAGCATCTTCTCCTTCTCCTTTGTCCTTACCATAAGTTTCAGTGTCGATTTCATCCATTCGTTTAGAATCTCCCATCCCTTTTGGTTGAGAAGAAACCATGTAAAGTTGCTCAGCAGCTTTAGGTTCGAAATCTTGATACATTAGAAACTTTTTTTCGATTAGGTCAGTCATCTCTGGAAGAGCTAACGTACTAATTAATGTCATTTCCGGCATATAATAATTTTTAGTTTAATTAAATTGAATTAATGTTAACTCGTTGCGACATTTGTCACTGAAGCAAGTGCATTAATCATAAAGATTCCTTCTGAAGCTGAGATAAACTTAATCAAAGTTACGACATTCTTTGAAGTTGCTGCTTGGTTTACAGATTCAGCGTTTGAAAGATCCATAGTAGTTCCTTCTAAAGCGGCTGTCAAAGTTCCATCAACATCGTCACATCTTACTAAATCACCAGCTGCTAACTTATCAAAAGTAAGTTGTCCTGCAGTAGTGTATAGATCATCAGTAGTTGCAATATCTTGTACCATAATTCCGTAGTGAGCTCCTGAAGTAGCATCAGCTGGAATCAAAGCGCCAGAACCATTTGCATAAAGCAAATCACCACTTTTGTATACAGTTGTGATAGCGTTATCCATTTTTACTAGGTTTGGTCTTCCTGTTTCTCGTTTAAACATATTAGTTTGTAGTTTAAAACCTATTAATTAAAGATTCACTGACTACGTTTTTGGGCGGAGTGTCTTCTCCGAAGTGAATGTTATCGTACTCAGATAACGAGAGATTACGAGGGCTAAGACTCCTTAGCCACCGCATATCTTTATTTATCCTTGTTCTTTTTCTTTAGTCTTTCTGGGACTACCATTATTTTGTCTATGTCATTTAGAGTAACCTCATCAGGATGCTTTCCCCAAAGGCTCTCAAGTGCCATATTCTCAGCGAACTCCACATTAGCTAATGTGATGTTGTGAGCTATACTTGTGGCCTGTACCATAAGTGATCTCAGAACTTCCATATCACCCTTACAAATATTAGCCTTTAGATATAGGGCCAATATTCTTTTAGCAGTGTCTTTATATAAAGTTACCTCGCCTGTTATATTTTCTCTAGCACCTAATCGAATATCAGATTGAGCAATGATTTTTAAAACATCTTTCGCTAACTTAGATTCTTTCTCTGAAATAAAGTTTTCGTCTACTTTTTTTTCTTCAGTCATATTTTTACATGTTTATGAAATCAACGTCTAATTCTAATTTTTCTCCGTCAGGCATTTCGACTAATGCTTTGCTATCTAGGCTTGTAACGATTTGTCTTACCTTTTTACCAGTATTGACTGTTCTGTACCCACTCTTACTTACCATCTTTATAGTAGTGAATCCCTTCTTCTCAATACTCGGTTTAGATTTAATTTCTAGTATTGGTAGTTTTATTTCTCGTGCTTCTTCAGCAAACTCTTTAGCGCTTACTTCCATTGTTGACGTTTTACCATCTTTATCTCTCAATAGAATTTCTTGCATTAGAACATCTTCTCGCCTTTCTTTATTATAAGTTTTCCAAATACCACGCTCCTTATTAAATCCGATACAGATTTTACCATCATCCCAAATTCTGAATCTAGCTTCAGGTGTTGTATCAACATCATCTTCATCCTCTTCTTCTTCTTTTTTACCACCGTTCTTTTGTAGTTCAGCAATCTTTCTATCTTGCTCTTCTATTTGTTTTTGTAATTGTTCCAACATTCCTGTCGGAACTTTGATAGTACCATCATCAGCTTCTTTATTCGGCCCATCATTTATTTTATCCATTAATGACATATATTTTGATAAATTAATTTATTAAACCGTTTTCTTAACCATCTTGTGTTTACCGTCTACGACTTTTACCTCGTATCCAGCTGGACAATCTTTTTGTAGCATAGCCATCCCCTCTGGTGTATCAGTAAAAGCTTTTGGTTTACCAGATTTTTGCATTGCTGGCCGACCACCACCATTGCTAGAGATAGATAATTTAATATCATTTACATCTCTGCTAGGGAAGGCTTTTGAAATAGCCAATTCAAGATTCTCCTCAAGTGTTCCACCTGTAGGAATTAATTTATCAAGATAATGCTTAACTAATTTTTTATCTTCTCCTTCGAATTGAGCTAAAGCATTTTCTTCAGCATTTCCGTTCAATTTAATATCAACACCTTTGTCAACCATAGCTTGAACTTCTTCGCTAGTCATTCTAGCTTCACCGTCAATAATGTTTCCATCATCATCAAGCGTAACTCCTTTTTCTTTTAGCTCCTTCTCCATTGCGGTATGCTTCTTTCGAAACTTCGCAAAATTAGGATTTGCATTTTCTTTTAACTCAGAAATAGAATCTACAAGGTTTCCCTCATCATCTACTCCAAGCTTTTCTCTTAATTGTGAAAGTTCTTCTTTTCTCTCTTTGTTTTTATCAGAACCTTTCTGATAACCCTCTACTTCTTCTTTGGTATAGACTTCTTCTTCTGTTCCGTCATCCAAAGTTACAGTTTTTGGCATAATTGTGTACACTTATATCTCTCTAGGTCTTGCAAGCCCCTAGCCAGCTGAAAGTGTATTAGTTTGTTAAATATTACAACGCATCGTTGATGTTATCTGTGGTCGGTCCTTTAATCGCATCTGGATTACCTATCATCTGAATTCTCTCTTTCAATGCCTGAACTCCGTTTATACTATATCTTAGTGCTACCACTTCCTCGAAATTCTTTGAGCCCTTAGCTATTCCTTCCACTAACTGTTTTACATATCCATTTATCTCATTCTTAAACACTTCTGACCTGAGTAGGTTATGAGCATCTGCATAATATTCCCTCTGCTCCTCCTTGCCCATCCCCTTAGGGTTAAACCATTTCAGCTTTTCACCCAATATGTCCATTATCACTCTCTCAGGAGTAGAGCTTTCCTCTAAGTCTATTAGATCACTAGCATTATCAATCGCTATATCACGCTCCTCTTCTAGCATTATCTTCACTTCTTTCAATTCTTTCTTTAATGCTTTATTAGTTTTAAAATAATTAAATATCATATTAATTCTTCTGTAACTGAGTTAACGATGGTCTTTGCGCTGCTCCCCTTGATCCCTCGGTTTGTTGTGATCCTGCGAGAGTACGCTTCTCTGTTTCACCAATCTTCTTAGCTAAATCCTCGGCCCCTTCTGGAGCTTGTCCTGGTTGTTGATCAGTAGCTTCTTTGAACCACCCGGGAGCTTGCCATCTTTGAGCAAATTCCTCAATAGGTTTAGCATCACTTATTGGCCTACCTGTAATCTCTGACAGAGCTTTAGCTTGGTTTAATTGGTCTTGGAACATTATCCTATCTAGTGCGGACCCCTCTCTCCTTTGTTGGTTCACTACCACATGCCAGAATACATTTATCTTAGCTAGAGCTTTAATATTAATAGCACGGAATCTTACTGGTCTTCCGGCTTTCTCTTCCTGTAATTCGAAATCAAATATTGCGTCTTTCTCCAACGGTGTCATATTGCGATCAGTAAACTGTACAATTTTCTTACCCCTCTTACCATCAGAAAATGTTGCTTCATTTATTGTAAACTTCTCATATACGTCACTAATCACATCAGATATTGGATTAACATATTTTCTAACCGGTTTAACAAAGTTTTCGAGTATATTATAAATACGTAAATAAGGAGCATCCCTCCTCACTCTCATATACGCTGCGATAATATGCCCTAGATTCTTTACTGCATTAGCTTGTAATGTTTGAATTTCTTCTGCTGTCTGCTCTCCGGTTGGTGCAATACCAGAAGCTAAGTCACCTCCGGCTCCTAAGAACTTCTCAGTCTCCCGATTAATCAATTCATACATATTAAACTCACTTTGAGTTACACCCTTATTCTCAGGGTTTATTAGGAATACATCGTCTGGTGTAAGCCCTTGAGTTACTGCACCAGCTTGAAATATATCTTTAGAAATAAGGTGTGCATTATCAGATGTTACACCAAGTGCAGGTTGGAATGACTGCCTCCACTTAATTATCATATTCCTTATACCCTCTTCAGTAAGTGCTTGAAACATCTTGGCTGAAGCTACTGGTGGTTTTCCGTAAATGAACTCCGAATCAACTTCCTTAATAGTCTTAATATCAAAAGTATATCGTCTATCTGGTAATACCTCATACCACAGAGGAGTAGACTCCTCCAGCATTGGTACCCCGTTCAATATCACATAATACTCACCGTTCACAGGATCAATAATCCGAATCTCCTCTACGTTATTCTCAGAAATATCTTCCATTCTATAATACATAGGTGACTCTTCATTTTGGTTTTTACCAGGTTGCACGTATTTCCATCGTGCCCACTTTCCATAAATCTGTTTAGTTGCAGTATATGACCGTTGAGCATACACACATATATAAGGTTGATCAGTTTGAAAACATCTAGCAGGTACAAAAATATCACCAAAGTAAATACGTAGTCCTGAAATAAGGCGCTTTCTTGGTTTATGGTGTACGCGCTCCTTATTTACAGAAATAATCTTCTTATCGTATCCTTCTGGCGATAAAGCTATTTTTCTTCTATTGTTATATATTTGATATTCGTCAATTTCTTCAAAACAAACGAGGCGTTGAGTGAGTAATTCCCTCAACCATGACTGCCAAAAATCCTCATCTTTCTCCATGTCACATGTCCTCTTCACAGCGTCCATCATGTCCTGCCCTAAATCCTTCAACTCATTATCAGCATCATCATAGGCTACAACCTCTTCACCCATATTCATCGACAATATATTATTAGACAATACTTCTAATTTCTTTTCAGTAGCACCTGTTGCAACCCTTACTTCATCATCATTTAACTTCGGCCTAAGATATGCGTTAGCTGCTTTTTGGTTTGCATAGTAATCATCTTCATATGTCATTCCATCGAAAAAGTCATACTTCTGATCTCTTTGCTCTTTCGCATCTTTGCACATTTGTATAAAAAGAGTATGTCTTGCTTGCTGCTCTGGTGTAAGGACGAGCCCCTCCTCCAGTGGTTTATTCTTTTCCTCTTCAGCTATTACTACTGGAGATCCTGTCTTTTTATTTGTTTCTTTCATATTATAATGCACTATGTAAATTATTCATCGTACTTCTAATTATTGTTGGGTTTTGACCTATCTGTTGATTATTACGTCTCTGGCTTGAGGTGAATGTCTTTAGGTCAGCTCCGGAACGCTCTGATGAGAATGTCATCATCAAGGCATCAAATGAGTCAGGAGATCTACCATAATTCTTCTTGATATCCTTCTTCGGCATTATCTGAATCCTGTTTCTTGCATTCCTTCTGAAAGGAATAAATGTCACCTCATCCCTCCATATCTTATCGCGGTATAGGCTGAATCCTGATTTAATCGCTGTCCTGAGTCTCCAGAAATTCTCTGCTCTCCTATTTAGATATAATCCTTTGCCTTTATCAGTGAGAGAGGCATCACCTACATTCACATCATTTATTCTGAAATTATCCTTAGCCAGTTCAACCGCTGAGTCTGCGCCTACTCCGAAAGAATCTAAATATATGTTACTTGGTTTTACATCATGTATCTTTGCTAATGTTCTAGTAATATTAGATATTGAGAATTTATCTGACTTCTTAGACCTCTTAACTATCAAAGCTTTGAACTGATCCCTTATCACCCATATTGCCTCATCAGCACCGTCCCCTGCTGGATCGATACCCATAATCGTTGTGCCTACCCATTCTGGTAGGCTGGTGTGTGGGAGGTCAATCTCCTTAATCTCATCCTTTGAGAGTAGAGGGCTGTAGCCTTGCTCATCAACTGAATCAGCTTTAGGGAATTGTCCGAGGACCCTGATACGATATTCGTCTGAGTTTTCGCCATGTTGGTCAATAATATCTTGGTTATAATCATCTCTAACTATTGGGCTATCTATATTTGAAAATGTAAGACGTTGCCACCTAGACTTTAACTTAGGATGATTATGAGAGTCATAAAAATATCCTGAGAGTCTAGTAGGGTTAGAGAACATCAAAACGAAAATATCTTTTTCCGTAAGTGAACCTTCCATTGTATTAAATACTTTATGTGGTACACCTGATGCTTCGTCGGCCAGCACCATAACGTGCTCACCATGAACACCTGCTAGGGCTTCTGTACTGTCCTTTTTGGCAGTCTTCGCGGATGCAAACCATGTTGATGGAGATTCTGTCATCCTGACGTATGTAGACTGACAATCAAACATCTTGTGCCAACCTGCTGGCATCCTCCTTATCCATACAGAAATTTCTTTCCATAAAACATCGAATAACTGTTTAGATGTCGGTGCAGTACATGCAATCTGAGCATCGAAGTGACAGAATAATCGCCAAATAACTATAATAGACGTTGAACAACTCTTCCCTATACCATGGCCTGATGAAGTGCTGATTCTACGAGAGGACTCTCCCCTTATAGCTGACTCCAGGGCTAGGAATATAGCCCATTGCTGGTATGTAAGGTGCTCACCACGTATGAATGGTTCGAACCATTCTGCTCGTAGCTGATCGAACTGCTTAGATGTGGTGATAATCTCGACTGCTGTCTGATACTCTGGTTTTATTGGTTGCGGAATAAGATTCCACATATCTTTAATGAACAGGATTGGTGACTTTTGCCATTGTGGCAATTTATCGTTAAGTATTTGTTGATTTCTTGAGATTTGTTTAGACATAGCAATCTAATTATATTTGAATGATTTTAAGTGATTTTGTCAAGTGGTTTGTAAAAAATTGCGCTCGCCATTTTTGTCCGATATATGTATTATGCCGATCGCACGCGGGGGGTCGCTCGGTATATACCTATTCATTTTTATATATATTATTGGCTAACATTACAACAGTTGGCTAATGTTAGCCAATATTTCAACTTCGCATAATGATGAATAAGCCATGTATTATATGTTAATTTGAGTGCTAGTATTAGCACAATATGACTATTTTATATTATAACACATAATGACACCACTACATCTTGTGTCTATTCCTTGCCTTTGTTGGCGTCAAACGCTCCTCCTAGTGAGATATCGCCTGTGATATGTTGGTTAATCTCTTGCTTATCCTTCATTCCGTGGTTATTCTTAAGGTCAAAGATGATTCCAGCCGGTGATCCCTTGCCTGCATTGAGTCTTTCGAGCTTATCCGCCTTGATATGCTGTCTAATCCTTTTTATAGTTTCGAAATATTCTTGCTTATTCTCATAATTTGTTATAGTTTCACTATCACAGTCAAGAAAACAAGCTAAACGCTCAACTGTCATAGGTTTTCCAGATTCCTTAATATATTCCTTAAAAGCGTCAATTTTCTCTATTAACTCCGTTTTATTCTTAAATTTTAGAGGTCTACCTACTTTTGTCATATTTTTACTTTAATATCTTAATATCTACATTATAACACCTATAGCAATTCTTAACAAATAGCCTTGTATTGTATCGGGTATTATTTTTAAATCTCTTAGATTTGCTTATGTGGCTTCGTTTTTTGCTTAATTTAGGGTAATATAACAAAAAACACCCTGTTAAGAGTGTTTTTGTTGTTTTCTTGTATTATTTGTTTATAATTCTTTTTAGGTGAAACCCTTTAT